TGAGATGTTTCAAGGTTATGACAAGAAACCAGAAGGAAACTATTTTTACTACATATTGTATGACCCTGCTATGCCTCCTAGCGGTAGAACTAGAATACAAGCTGTAGATAAGAGTGCAATCTTGGTTATAGCTACTGATAATGACAAGAATTGGTGGGTAGAAGAAGTTCATGCCAATAGAGCTGTTCCTATTGATAATTATGAGCTTATTTTTAGGTTAAATAAGAAATATACCATCAGAAAGGTGTATATGGAGACTATTGCTGCTCAACGCTCTATGTATTTGAATATTATCTCATTAATGAAGGAGAGAGGGATTAAAATGCCACTAGAGGAAGTTCCTAGTCATAAAGGTGGTAAAGAAGCAAGGATTGAGCAGTTACAACCATTATACGCTACTAACAGCATATTTCATAAGAATGGACAATGTGATGAACTTGAAAGAGAGTTGTTATTGTTTGGGAATACTCCGCATGATGATATTAGTGATGCTTTATCTTTTGGAATAAATAGGTTAAAATACCCAAGGAAGACTGAAAAGAGTATTGTATCTCCAATGATGGATGCTTACGATAAGATGTTCAATAAGAAACCAACTGCAAATTGGAAGATAATCTAAAGGATAATACGTGGCTGAAGAAAAAGAAAAAACAATAGGTGAGCTAAAAGGTGAGAGGCTACTTGAAAGACTTGAGAGCATGTTTACTGCTAGTCATAGTTTTGACCAAGAATGGAGAGACAGAGCTAAAGTATGGTATGAATACTATATAGGTGAGCAATGGACAGGGGAAGAGAAAGCTTCCTTAGTTGAACGTGGACAAGCTATTAGTACATACAATCATATAAAGCCTAGTATTGATGCTATTATTGGTGGTGAAAGAGGCAATAGACCAGAGATTAAGATGGTTGGTAGAACATTAGATGACCAACGTATTGCAGAGACAAAGACAAGCTTATATAAGTTTATTACTTATAACTCTGATAGTGATAACGAGCTTGATAAAGCCTTATTAGATACCTATGTAACTGGTAGAGGCTGGAAGAAGATTGAACCACGTGAAGATGCTTCTACTGGTGAGATGGACTTGTACCAAGAGTATGTTGATTATAGAAATATGTTTGTTGATGGTATGTCTAAGCGAGATGACCTTAGAGATAGTAGATACATTCATAATGCTGTATTTGTAGATGAAGATGTACTACAAGCTATGTATCCAGATTATGTTGCTGCTAGTGGTGAGGTTGATTTCTTTGATGGTTCTAGTGATGAGAATATCTGGGTATCAGACTTTGATAGAACTAGAGTAAGACTTATTGAAACATGGTATAGAGATGAAAATGGGGATGTTAACTCTGCTATTTGGGTTAAAGGTCAAATCCTTAAGGAATACAAGAAGCCTTATGATATGAATGATTTTCCTTTTGTTCAAATAACATTGAATAGAGATTTGGAGAACTTGCCTTTTGGATTAGTAAAGACTATGGTATCTCCACAAGATGAGGTAAATAAGAGACACTCTAAGGCATTACATTATCTAAACTCCAAGCAAGTGTTTATGGAAGAAGATGCTGTTGCTAACGTAAATGATGCAAGAAAGACACTAGCTTTACCTAATGGAGTAACAATCTTTAATGAGGGTGCTTTACGAGATGGTAGAGTTATTGTGCAAGATAATCTAGCCTTAGCTGATACCCACACAAGATTGATGGAAGTAGCTAAGAATGAGATATTAACTCTTGTAGGTCTTAATGCTGGATATATGGGTCAATCATCTTCAGGAGAGTCTGGAACTAAGACAAGCTTGAATATACAGCAAGCACAGAATGTTCTTATACCTGTATTCCAAAAGATTAGAAGTGCTAGACACAGAGAAGCCAAAATAACTATGGCATTATCGAGAGAGTTCTATACTACTGAGAGAGTAATTAGAATCACTAAGGAGAATGGGGAGTATGCCTTTATGCCTATTAACTCTATTGAAGAGGATGAAGTTGGAGTATTGCACGCAATGAATAGCATTACTGATGATGATGTTGATATTATTATAGCTGATGCTCCTCCTAGCCTTAATGATGCTCAAGAGCAGTTTGATTTACTTATGAGAATGCAACAAAATACAAGTACACCTATCCCACCAGAGATTCTGATGAGATACAGTAATATCAAAGATAAACACAAGCTTGCTGCTGAATTAGAGCAGTACAATAACTTACAGGCTCAGTTACAGCAGGCTAGTCAACAAATGGAGCAGATGGCTCAGGAAATCCAAAGATTAGGAGGAAACAACGCTCAATATGAACAACAGATTGTTCAAATTAAGACAGCAGCAGCAGTAGACAAAGAGGTTTCTAAAGCTAAAGAGAAGCTGTCAAAACTAGAAGGAGCTATTAAAAGCTCTTGACAAATGATATTGATAATAGATATTATTATCAGTGAGTAATCAAATGATGTTTTTTTAGGAGGAAACTACCGATGGATTATATAGAAGAAATAATGGACACTCCACCTGCTACAGACGAGGTTCAAGAAACAGAAGTAACATCTGAACAAGATGAATCAATTGAAGCATCTACTGAAGAAGTAGAAACAGCAGAGGAAACTACCCTAGAAGAGGAGACCCCTCCAAAGGATGAGACTGAAGCAAAAATAGCTGAACTACAAGCTGAGCTTGCAAAAGCTGAAGGTAGAATGAGTGAGAAAGATAGATATATCAATGAACTCAGAAACCAGAATAGTAAGAAGAAAGATGAACCTGCTGAAGAGACAAAGGAAGACGAAGGTTTCTGGGATGACCCAGAAGCAGTTGTGTCTAAGACTCAGCAGACGGTTCAACAGTTGCAGTTTGAACTTGCAGAAACTAAGTTCGCTACAAAGAACCCTGACTACTATGACATAGTTAATGTTGATGCTGTCAACTTGGCTATGGCTCAAGATAAGGACTTTGCAGACAGATTCAGTGAAACATCTGACAAGATTGGAACAGCTTACACATACTTGAAAGAAAAGAGCTTAAAACAAGCAGAAGAGAGTCAGCTTAGTGCTAAAGAGTTAAAAGAACAGATACGTGCAGAGATTCTGGCAGAACTTAAGGTTAAGCCTAAGAAAGAAGTTCCAGCAAGTGTATCTGGTATTGGACACTCACACAGTAGTAAGTCTGATGTACCTGATGATGGTTTTTCAGCAATGTTCGGTGAGAGTTTATAATAAAAGGTAATTAAAATGGCAACAACTCCGATTGCAACAACTCATGGTTTAACAGTAGAAAAGTGGAATTCATCATTATTCACTACATATCAAGAAAAGACTTTCTTTGGTCGCTTCAAAGGTACAAGTGAAAATTCAATGATTCAATTAAAGCGTGACTTACAAAAAGGTGCTGGTGATGCAGTTACATTTGCATTAAGTGGTATCCTGTCTGGTGCTGGTGTTACTGGAAACAACGTTCTTGGTACTGGTGATACATCAAACGAAGAAGCAATGACTTTCTACAACCAACGTGTTGTTATTGACCAAATTCGTAATGGTACTCGTTTAGCTGGTAAAATGGATGAGAAACGTCCTGCATTCTCTCTACGTGAATCTGCTAAAGTTCAACTAACAGACTGGTTAGCTTACAATGAAGATGCTGCTATCTTTACTGCTATCAATGGTGCTGATGTTGTTGATATTTCTGCTGCTCACGTAGCTGGTGGTGGTACTACTGCTGTATTCAATAGCCTAGATACTATTCCAATTATGAAGAAAGAAGCTATGTTCCCTTCAGGTGCAACTCGTAAGATTCGTCCTATTAAGATTGAGAACGGTGAAGAAGTATTCATTATTGGATTGAATCCTGCTGATGCTTTATCCCTTAAGCAATCTGCTGACTGGAAGACAATCAATAGTAATGCTGATATGCGTGGTAGTAGCAATAAGCTATTTACTGGTATGTTAGGTATGTATGATGGTTGTATTATCCATGAGCATTCTGGATTCGTAGCTGGTTCACCAGTATTGTTGGGAGCACAAGCTGCATTCCTAGCTTATGGAGACCCAATTATGTATGGTGAAGAAGAGTTTGACTACGGCAATCAAGTTGGTTTTATGATTGGTTCTACACGTGGTGTAGCTCTAGCTGAGTTTACTGACCAGACTCCAACTTCACAAGGTTCACATGGTGCATTAGTATTTGATATTACAGTCTAATATCCTGATATAATGTTAAAAATTCTCTAGGCTTTTGCCTAGATAATGAAGGATAATAAATGATAGTAAATCAAATACTGCAATTAGCACGTGACACACTGCAAGACCAAGAAAAGATATTTTGGGATGATTCAGAACTTTTAGGTTATTATGAAGAGGCTAGAAGAGTATTAGCTTCAGAACGTAGAGACAAGAGACTAACACAAGATGTTATTCTTAACGATGGTGATGAGTATTATTCTCCTGTTGGAGTGTTGAGATACATCAGTGTTAAAGATGACAATGGCACAGATAGACCGTTATATCCTAACGATGATTCTGGACTAAGTGACCCTCTTGGAGTTATAGTTATTGACTATGACCAAATACAGGTTGTTGATGACACTATTGGTGGTGTACTCACTGTAACATACGTTGGTCTACCTCTTAATCATAATCTAAACGATGATGTACGACAAGGTGATGAAGAAGCTATTAGATATTACATATTAGCTAAAGCATACGAAAAAGAGACAGATATGGAGAACTTTGCTAAGTCTGCTCAGTTTATGGCTAGTTTTGAAGATAGACTAAAAAAGATAGTTGCTAATGCTACTATGGGATACCAACGAAGTTCTGTAAATACTATACAGTCTTACTACTACTAAGGATACAGTATGGCAGCTATTATTAATGATTTATCTATAGAGAAGGGTGCTAGTTTTCAGTATGATATAACAATGTCATTCCCTGATGGAACTCCTTATGATTTAAACTTGTACACTATATCTGGTACATTCAGAATAGGTACTACAACGTATGATATGGGATTTACTGAGAATACTGAAACAGGTGTAGCTACATGGACTTTATCTGCTGGAGAAACTGCTGTTTTAGCTAACGGTAAAGGTCAGTATGAGATGTTCATGACAGAGGATTCAAGCGGTAATGCAGATAGACTCTTAAAGGGTCGTGTATATGTTGATGGAGGAGTATCGTAATGGCTGATATAAATGTAACACCCTGTGAGACATCTGGTAGCTCAATTACTACTACTAGTGGTGCAACTCAAAAGAGTCTAACAGCAGCAGTATTGGATGCACAAGGCTATAGAGATGAGTCTCTAGCTAACAAAAACGCAACTAATGCTGATGTAGTAACTACTAATGCTGATGTAGTGTCAACTAACGCTGATGCAATTACTACTAGCAATAATGCTACTGCTTCTCAACTTAGAGCATGGGAGGCTGAAGCAAGTAAACTAACATCTGATAGTTATGCAACAGAACCAGTTGGTGTATTTGTAAAGGTATATACATCTGATGGTGATGGAACATTTACAGCTACTCCAACAACTGAATATTCAGCACTTCATTGGGG